TACATGGTTGGCACGAGAACCAGAGATAAGTCTGGTAAATTGAATGTTCACCACAGCATGATGGTAGTAAAACCTTCGTCTGAAGAACCACAAAAAATCGGTAAATCAGACGAGATGGCTATTGACGAGGAAGGGTCTAAACTACTTGCTGGAATACAGAACATCAAAGGCAGTTATATTATACCGACTGGCGATATTGGTGCTACATCATTAAAGTCAGCATGGATGGGCTTGATATGGACAGGCAAGGTTAAGTCGGGAACACAGCGCAAGGATTTTCATGAATTCTTCTTTTATCCTGACGAGGGTAATCTCTTTAATGGGCGTATGATATTCAAGGCGTTGAAAGATTCTGGCACTGCTAGATGGGAGTCATGGTTTGCTATGAGCGATCAGCTGCCTTCGGATCCCATTTTACACAAAGATTCTGGATATTATTATCCCGTTAAAGCAGAGCTGCTTACAAAACTTGGTCGAGGGAATTATAAGTATGGAGTGAAAGATTGAGGGGTGAATATTTGACATGATAGACGATCAGTGGGCATTTCTCATAGACGCAGCAAAGTTAATTAACTATATCAATGTTTGGGGATGGTCGGCAAGTGGTGGAGAACTGTGGCGGACAAAAGAACAACAAAAGATATACGTGAAAAAAGGTCTCAGTCAGACGATGAATAGCAAACACTTAGACAAACTTGCGATTGACTTAAACTTTTTTGACAAAGGCAAGTTGATAGAATGTCCAGCGAGTATTGGTAAGTATTGGTGTGATCTCAATCCCAAAAATGAATGGGGTGGGAACTGGAAATCATTTAAGGATTCTGGTCATTTCCAGCGAAACGCATAGTGAATTACAAGAAATTTCAATTCTGAAAGGTTCGCTAATGTCTGATTCTGAAATTACTTTAATTATTAATCAATTAAATAATATAGAAAAGAAATTGGATAAATTTCCATGTATAGAACATGGTGAGAAGATTATAGCTCTTATCACTAAAAATGAGGTACGTGAGAAAAGTATAGTTAGAAGATTAACAATTTATAGCATACTAATAGCAATAGGGACGTTTTTTGTAGGATTACTGTCTAAGATTGGGAGAGGCTTGATAGAGAAATGATTGATATAAAGAAAAAGACAGAGGAAGGAGAATTACAGCAGGTAATGAACTTTCCATTCTCTGAATTCGTCTGGATACCACAGTTTATTAATCTTGCTGGCTCTGTAGTATACAATACCGATAGAGAACCTAATGATGTTGATGTAGTGGTGCGTGCAGATGAAAATAATGGCAGGTATTATATTGAGTTAGACAAATCGCTAAGGCTAAAGATAGATCGACAGATACAGGAAGCACTCGGAGTACCATCAGACAATTGGAACTCGGTTGATTGGATAGCGACGACGTACGGGCCCAACTGGAAGTTCATGTCGTTATTTGATTTGGTATTGCGTCCTATAAAAAATCCTACTCTAACATCCATGAACGAGCCAGATTTCGAAGATAAGTTTTATAAAGATGTTTCTGATACTATACAGATAATAGATGAGAAACTTAAAGAGCCGGAGAAGAACAAGCAGGCATTACTAGCAGACCTTCGCTATTTAGGTAATAGCGGATACCCAAAGATAATATCTGGTAAATCATGGGGTGGATGGGATAAAGAAAATCTACTATTAATGTTTGCCAAGATAGTAGATACGCTTCGTAGTATTGGTTTAGAATTAAAACCTCCTATGTTTAATGAGTCAGTATACAAAACGTCATACTGGAAGTGCTATCGTGCTTCTATAAAATATATAACATCAGCCGAAGTAAGTCAGGATATTAAAATCAAGAAACCAGAGTGCAGAGATATTACGATATTTGTCAAACAAGCGGATGAGCAGATAGTCTATGGTGTAGTTTATTCTCCTAATGAGGTAGATAGTCAGGATGACATGACGACGTCTGAAGAAATCCAGAAAGCATGTTATCATTATATGGAGATGTCAAGAAACGTAAAGACATTTCATAGAGGCAGAGAGATAAAATTCAATATACTGGAGAACTTCTTAGCACCGACAGATTTTATGATGACAGCGATAGATGGATTAAACCAGCACGTACCCAAAGGATCATGGATACTATGTGGTAGAGTAGTTGATCCTAAGATTTGGAAGCAAGTTAGATCGGGAGAGATCAGAGGTTTTTCGATGGCTGGAATTGCCAGTTCGTTTTCGTGAAAAAATATCTTGACAATTTATTAGTTTAATGATAGAGTATTATTGAAAAGTTAAATAGTTTGGTTAGATCGATCAATGTGGATTGGAATAAAAGATAGATGCCTATGCCAATTGGAGATAGCGGGGTATCTATCTTTTTTTTTCTTTAAATGGGAAGTAATCGAAATGCGTATGCTAAAGAATATTAAGCCAAATGAGGTTTCATTGGTGGGAAATCCCGCTAATCGCAGACCATTTCTTTTCGTAAAGGAGAATATCGAGATGAAGAATTTGATTGCTATCATTAAGGAGTTCGTATCAGATTTCAAGTTTGAAAAAGACAATAATGAATGGGAAGATACAGAGCAGGTTGACAAGGATGCAGTTGAAGCTTATCTTTCAGAAACTACGGATGAATATGAGGAGTTCGAGAAAGTTGGACTTGATGAGAAAGTAAAAAATGCTCTTAGAGGAGCATTGAATATAATTAATAAATTCAAAGCTGCATTACCAGCGGACTTAAAGAGCGCCTTGATAGTTTTAACGAGGTATATTGCTAATGGCGGTGGAAAATATCCATATCCAGCACCATACAAGAAAGGCGATCTTATACCAGATATACCAGTTGTAGATTACGTCGAGAATATTGCCAAAGCTGGTAGGAAACTATCTACTGATACAATAAAGGAAATAAAGTCAGTAATCGAATCACTTAACAAACTCTTACCATTAGAAGAAGAAAAACCAGTTGCTAAATCAGATACTAAAGAACTTCAAGACACGATAACTAAATCTATTGATGGACTGGCAACAAAAATTACTGAGGAAACACTTAAGATAAGTGAACGGTTACTAAAACTGGAAAATGCTGATTCTGAGAGTAAGAAACTAGATGATAAAAAAGATGACGAAGAGGTTAAGAAAAGTGATGACAAGCATCCATACCCAACTGTAGAAGAAGCATTATTTGGTATTAAGGCATGAAAATAATATAATATAGGAAAAGGTGATATAGATGTTAAATACAAGAAAACTATTGTCTGATGTATCAATAAACAAAGAGAAATTTTTCAATCTGGCTAAAATGGATGCATTTACCTCCATTACTCTAGCTGCCGAAGAGGCAGATCGGTTCTTAGACACGCTGATAGATCAGTCAGTATTAAAAAATGTGGCTAGAGTTATAAAGCATGATAAAGAGACGAAGAATATCAGGAAGATCGGGTTTGGTACTGATGACTTCTTATATCCATCAGCGGAATTCTCGCAATCCAAGATTAAGGGAACTAAGGGCAAACCATTTCTGCATGACCTGATCCCATTATCTACAGTAGAGCTCAAGGGTGCTCTGAAGGTATCGGATCACGATCTCGAAGATGGAATTGAAGGTACTGCTTTTACTAGGCATTTGATGGACTTGGTAGCAAAAAAGATGGCTAACCAACTGGAAATGTTCTACTGGTCGGCTGAGTCACAAGCACTGAGTCATAATATCTCCGGGTTCGCTAATGATGATATACGATCATTACTAGATGGGTGGAGATATAGGATTGATAACTCGCAGTCAGGTGAGTATTACGTGGATGATGTAACAGGATCAGCAGTCATACTTGATGCTTCTAATACTGTAACAGCTAAAAAGGCTAGTTATACGATTGCGACTACTAAGTATATCGCAGAGGAATCGGCTTCTGCGCCCTACGACATTGAATATAAATACGGTAAGATGCTGGATTGGGTACCTGTTGAGTATGCTAACCTACTCCCACAATTCAGGTTTTACAATCATCCACTCGTGACAAACAAGTACTTCGAGTTCCTGGAAAAGAGGGCAACTGCCGTTGGTGATGCGGTTTTGACTGGTAATTTTAAATCGGCTTACCGTAAGACCGAGATAGTGGATATGCCTCTTATGCCATTATGCTATGAAGTATATTCTTCTGGACAGCATGAGAATTACGATGATACAGTAGCCGTTACTGCTGGTCTAACTGATGTGCTATTGACTATTCCCAATAACCTCATCATAAATTTCCAGAGGACGATAAAGATAGAGCCGCAGAGAGACGCATTTGATGGTGCTGTATATTTCGTATATACTATGAGAACAGGATGCGCTATTGAGGATGTACATCTCTGTATTCTACTTAAACGACTTGAGGTAGCATAATGAGTGTGGGTATACTGGATTTCGAGATAAAGAATTATAGTGCT